TCCGTTAAATAAATCTATTCTTAATTCAGTCTCGTTCCTACTGCCTCCCAAATACATGAGAGGTTTTGTATAAAATTTTAAATACTCCCAAGCTATAGATTTACCTTGTCTATAAGTTGGAGCTATGAATGCACATAATGATCTAGGTTTTGCTGCTGCTGTCTTAATCATTTCATTGACAGCTAAAACTGTTTTTCCAAATCGTCTATGGCAGACTAATACTGTGAATCTTTTTTTGTTTTCGTGAACTTCTCTTTGAAATTTCCTAGGCTTATAGGGTATTTTAATAATGTTAATCTTTTTGCCATTCGACTTTGATTTCGATGGGTTCATCAGATCCTATTCTTGAAGTTGAAGATGCTAACCTTGGATGGATATAAGGTGCTGCCTTTTCTGCTGCATATAATTTTTTATCAGGTGAAGACATAGGATTGTTTAACACACCTAGCATATAATCCAAAGGAGAAGTATTATGTTTTTTTGCTAATTCTTGCATGCCTTTCCATGGCTTCTTGCTTTTAGATCCGATACGTCTACCTGCACCTTCTCTTTTACCACCATGGTTATTTTCAGAAGAATTATCTACTTCATTCTCGTATGATTTTTGTTCTGCGTCTTCCATTAAAATAGCCATTCTCCTTTATGCATTATTCGTCTACCTGCAGATGGTCCACTACCCCATTTATTTTTAAGATACTTTTTACGTCTTCTTAAAGGTCTTCCAACTGAATAAGATATTGCAGCTGTTAGAATTGGTCTTCTAATTGCAAATTTAAGTGCTCCTTTTGCTATTTTCCACGCACCTTTCATTAGCGTTCTTTCTGAAAATGCAGGTGTAGTCCATGATTTAAACGTTTTACCTAATTTAGCCATTTCGTTTCCTCCAATATGCTAGTTCTTTTCTATGTTGTTTATCGGTTATAAAACCACCTTCTCTAGCAGCTTTATATAGTGGATCTGAGGGTTTTAAGCGAGGAGATACTGCCATAGATGCCGCTATTAATCCTACGGAACCAGCAAATATTCCTGCAGCTCCTGTTAAAACTTTAACATTAGAAGGAGTTTTGCTCCATACTTTAATTCCTGCACCTTTAACCTTAGATCCTAACTCAGATATAGATTCTTTAATACCTGTAGTCCAATGTTTAGGTTTAGCTTTTTTAAATGGATTCCAATTAGCCATATCTATTTCTTTTCTTCTTTTTACCTGCTATATAGCCAACCGTTCCGCCAGCTACACCTGCAGATATACCGATTCCTGTCTTTGTTGTAAACTTTTTTCCTACTTCTCTAATCTGCATTGAACTCATTTCATTAATAGATTTAGATGCGGCTTGCCATTGCTTTGATTGATGCATCTTTGAGAAGGCATCAGTAGTATATTGTTTAACTTTTCTTGGAGTTTCTTTAGTTCTGGACCATATTTTAGGTCCCACTTTCTTACCCCATTCAATAACGGGTGTTATATATCTCATCTTAATAGTCCTTGTTGTGCAGCCATTCGAGCAGTTGGCATAGGCATTTGACCACCTTGTGATCTTTGTCCCATTTGTGCCATCTGAGGCGTTACTTGCTGCTGCTGTTGCAATAACCCTTGTTGTTGTCGTGCCTGTTCAGGCATTAACTTAGCCCTTATAATAAGAGCCAATTGTTCACCTTCTTCAGGTGTCAATCTTATAATCTTGTCTGCTAATTTTTCTAATGTTCTTTTTGCCATAATTTAATCTCCGTTGCCAAATACTTTATAACCTATTAAACCACCTATGGCAGTTCGTTTAAGTCTTTTAGATCTTTGACCTGATAACCTATCGTAATAATAACCAGTATACATACCCATCCTTTTTTTCTCAGCAGGATATCCCAAAGGAGTTGACAGACCACCAGATTCTTTTCTATAGTTTCTTATAGGTTTAATCCATTTTTTTTGTCCAAAAGTAGGTCTAGTTATTAAATGTTTAAGACCTCTAGCAGTTGCGAATTTATTAGGTGCTGTCCCACCTGGTGCTATTACTTTAGAGTAAAACTTTAAGTGTCTTTTAGCACCAATAACTGCTGGCTTAATTCCTCTTATTGTTTTTTTAGAAGTTATTTTATGAGCTTTATAAAGAGATCTTTTAGCTGTGGCATATTTATATTTACCTTTGCCACCGTAAGAACTTGTTTTAACAAGTTTCTTTCCAACACGCTTTGCTATAGCTGTTGCTACTCTTAAACCTGCTGTTAATGGGAATGCCATTATCCAATGTACCAAGGCATTTTTGCCATTAATTTTCCACCTTGTCTTATACTCATCTTTTTTCCATAAAATCGTGGTTTATCAAGAAATTTATTAACAACCTTTTTAGGTTTAAAGGTGGATCTTTTAACACCTTTCTTTGCTGCTAATTTTAATATTTCTCTTATTGTGTAATATCCGTACATAATTATCCTGCCATATATTTCTTAGGTTGTTCTTTTGCGGCTTTCTTTCCACCGTAATATCCTAAACCTAGGATTGCAACTTTAGAACCTACAAGACCTGCACCCCAACCTACTTTTCCCCAAAAAGGTAGTTTTCTCCAACCTCTTTTCATAGCGATGTACTGATTACTTTTAGACTCTGCAACAAATGATTTTCTTCTTGTTGTTTGAGCTGCCTTGTTTAGTCCTATTGCTTTAAAAGGTAATTTCATTATTCGTTATCCTTGCCTGGTAAAAAGTCCCAAGCAGCCGCACCTGCAACACCAGCTCCGTAGAGCTTTTTGTGTTTTCTAGTGTGTTTGTAGACAGATTTATAGCCATATCGGAATCTCTCTCTTCCTACTGTGCCTATACCAGCTTTGCCTAGCCAGCTTTCTTCGCCTTTAGCGAATCCTTTCATCCAAGGTCTATATTCTACTGTAGCCTTTCCGTGTTTAGCCACAATTTTCCCCTTCTTAAAACCCCATCCTGTTTTAATAGGTGTTATTCTTGTAGGCGAAAGTTGTTTAGTCCCACGCAAAGCCCAAGCCATAATAGCTCTTGCTCCTTTTGCTAGACTCATAGTTGCCTCCTATTGTTATTATTGTTGGATGCTGTAGCAAACCCCCCTTTATGAGAGATTCGAACATACAGCAAAATTGACGGGGTGAATCTTAAACCCGTCATTTAAAGGCGAATCGAAACACTTTGTATCGATTCGACATTAATAAGTTTTCAAGCTGCACGATTCAGAATAAATCATGAACGAGTTCACCGCTCCGCAAGTGATGCTCGCTTGATTAATTCTTCATCGCTTGCTTGTATTGAATCAAGTTCAGCTTTAAATCATTGTAATGATTGATAAACTTGATTGCTGATGATCGAAGTCTATCTGTAAAGTAACTATTCCTACCTATTAAATCGTTATTAATAATAATGAATCGTCGTTAGAACGATTCATTTTTATCGTTCAGGAAGGATAGGTGTATATGTCTTATAGAGTGCATAGTAAGCGAGCTCAATTAAGTCTGTTCAGTAATGATGATATTCCCCAGGAAATCATTAAGCCTGAATCCATGAGTAAGTGTCCTCATCATAGAAAATTTAGGAAGATGAGCTTCTTAAAGATGATGAAACGAAGTCATGGTAATACTAAAAACAAACCTAAAATTTAACATTCTTGTTGAGAATGTTAATTTTTATAATCAATGAAAGGAAGATACTATGGTTAAGAAAACATATGTTAAACTTACTGACGAACAAAAGAAAGCACATGTCAGAGCAAATACTTCTTATATGAATTTAACAGCATATAGAAGGTTAGTAAATGCTGAAAGATTTGCTAAAGCAATATGTAAACATCTGAAAATTGAGATCGAAGATGATTTTACTAAAAGCAAAGGTCAGGAAATAAATTACTAAACTACTTAATTAAATAGATATGTTAGGCGAGTTCAACCTCGCCTAGCATTTTTAAAAAAAATGCGATTTTAATAAAGAAGGAGAGAGTGTATGTATATAATGTGGGAACTAAAGTGGTACATAAGAAGACTTAACTTTAAAATTAAGAAAATATATAAGGAGATAATATGGTAAATCTAAAAGAAATAGTACAAAAAGTAGTTCCAATAAGGAAAGAAAATACAACTATTAGGTTAATAGTTCAACAAGATGTAGCTGAAAATATTAGACAATTATTTAAGGCAGCTGAAAAACTAACAGATAAGGACATTGAAAGAGCAGGAAGTGTTCTTAATAGAATCTTTAAAGCAGTAGATAAAAGAATAATGAAATAAGGAAGATCAACATTTCCCCGATTTTCGGATCGGGGAAGATGTTGTTTTAATTAATTAAGGAGAGAGTATGAAGATAGTTAATTTAAAATATAATAGAGATTGTATAAAAATTGATAGAAGTACGATATTTGGAAATCCATTTAGAATAGGTATTGATGGTGATAGGGAAGAAGTAATTAAGAAATATGAAGAATGGATAATGAAAGATAAACAAGAAATTTTAAGAAATAAAATGAAAAAGGAATTAAAAGGTAAAACATTAGGATGTTGGTGTAAACCATTATCATGTCATGGTGATATAATAATTAAAATAACTAAATAACCTTAACTTTTATGAAAGGAGATAATATGCCAGTAGAAGAGTATAAAGGTTTTCATATTTTTGTATATTATAGAGGGAAGACACCACATTATAGAGTATGGACTAAAGACTTTGATGATTTATCACCTGGAAAGTTCAGGTCTATTAAATCAGCAAGAAAATATATTAAGGAGGAGTTAGTATGAATAGAACTAAAAAATATCAATACTTATATTTATTAAATAAAATACATACAAGGTGTGAAAATCATAGCTGGTATCTTGATGTAATGGGTTCCCATAATAAAAAGGAAGAGGATAGAATTAATTTTTATTATGATTGGTTAAGTTCTATTAATGCTAAATATAATTTATGCAAAGGAGGAGTTAGTATGAAAAAAGATAATAGACCATATGCTGAAATAGTGGATGAAGGCATAAAAAAACAAAACGAAGAATTTAAAAATGCTTTAAAGAGAGCAGGATGGACTAATGATGAAGATATTAATTGGAACTATGATAGTCCAGAATGGAATAAAAAGGAAAGAGAGGATACATGAATAATTTTGAAGAAGTAACATTAAAGTCAGGAACAGGTGATTTCTTAAGACATAAGTGTACTGAAGTACATCAACCTGAACATATATATATATTCGAT